AACAACAGATATTATTAATAAAATTAAATTTAAGGCTAAATTAAATAGAAGAAAATAATGGCAACAAGAATTAAACCATTACGTACAGAAGTAGCAACACGTATTCCATCACTAGGTGTTATAGATGTTGGAGAATTAGCTATGAACGTACACGATGGAAAATTTTATTCAAAAACAAGTGTAGGTAATATTAAAGAAATTGGTGGTGTAGGTGGAATAACATTACAAGAAGTTACAAATAATGCTGCTATAACTGATAAAGATATTACTTTGAATGGGGCACAACTTATATTTGAAGGAGATATAGCAAATGCATTTGAAACTGAATTAACAGTATTAGAACCAACAGGAGATAGAACAATATCTTTACCTGACGTAACAGGAACAGCTATAACAACTGGTAATTTAACAATAGATGGTTCAGTAGGTGGAGATGCTCTTGCTAGTGATGGTGACGCCTTAGCATATGGAATAGTTTTCGGAGGATAGAATGGCTAGTACATTTAAAAATGCAGGAATGGCACTTGGTTTTGCTGATACTTCGGTTGCAAATTTATATACAGCTGGTGGCGCTGGACAAGCAGTTGTTCACGCAGTATATATAACTAATAAGTCAGACGCTAATAATGGTTTTGTAGATGTAAAAGTTACAGTAGATGGTGGAACAACATTTAGATATATTGCTAACAAAGCACAAATACCACCTAATAATACTTTAGTTTTAGATAAACCTATAAATTTAGAATCAAATGACATATTAAGAGTAGTGGCACACCCATTACCAGATTCGTCAACAACTGATTTAGAAGTATATGCTAGTGTACTGGAGATAAGCTAATGGGAATTTCAATTACTCATAATATAAATCCAAACGAACAAAAATTTAATGGCCTTCGTAGAACAAAAGAAGGTATGCTTTATTTAACATCCGTTAACCCTAATGAAACTGGTGAAATTCAATTTTCAACTTATTGTGAAGACGGAAAATCAGATAAAGTACCAAAAGATGGTACAGATTATGTGGAAGAAAGAGAGGAAATATTTAATTGTCAGAAATTTACTGGTGATGGTTCTACAACAGCTTTCACATTAAACGCAAATATGGGTACTCTTGGAAGTAGATTGTGGGTGGTTTGTAATGATGTAAGAAAAGATCCAACTTTAGATTATAAAATAGATGGAACAACATTAACTTTTATGTTTGCTCCTCCGAGTGGAGCAGCTATACAGATAGCACAGTTGAAAAAAAGATACTTTAATAATGATTCAGATACTTTTCAACAATTTGTATTTGATGTAAATACTACAACTACTTATCTTATAAATAGTAATGGAGAGTTGGTTAAAAGAGTAAATCATACAGCGAGTCAAGATCCAACAAGTGATGATTTCCTCTCTTTTGAAAGTACAACGGCGAGTGTAAATTCATCAACTTATCAAGATGGTATATAAATATAGGAAAACGGATTAACAAATGGCAGATTTCAAATTAGGTAGACTTAAATTTAAATGGAGAGGTGATTGGGCTGTAAGCACTGCTTATACTATAGATGATATTGTTAAGTATGGTGGTAATGTCTATGTTTCTGTAGAGAACCATACATCACAAGCTACAAGTGCAGGTTTTGCTACAGATTTAGCAGCGGTTAAATGGAACATACAAACAGAAGGACTTTTTTTTAAAGGTGCTTGGGCATTTGATACTGTTTATAAAGTAAATGATGTTGTTAAATATGGCGGTAGACAATATCGTGTTATCACAGCTCACACATCCGCTTCATCTGGAGGTTTAAATCAAAGTAATTTTGAAGTATATACAGATGGTTTAGAATTTTTAGGGGATTGGGTAGCTTCAACATTATATAAATTAAATGATGTTGTTAAGTATGGTTCATATCAATATAAAACTATAACAGAACATACAGCAACAGCTACATTTGACGAAACAAAATTTAATGTATATTCTGAAGGTTTACAATGGGAAGATAGTTATAACGCTGGAACAACTTACCAAAATGGTGATGTAGTAACTTACGGTGGTTACACTTATGTTTATGTTAATGTTACTGCTTCAGCTGGTAATACACCAACAGACGATACTTATTGGGATGTTATAACAACAGGTTTCAAAGCATTAGGAACATATACACACGGAACAGCATATAAAACTGGAGATACTATTCAATATGGTGGAAATAATTATGTATCTCAATCAAATAATACTAACGAATATCCAGCAAATACAGACGGAACTACTAATTCATCTCATTGGACATTAAACCTTCAAGGTTTTAAATACGAAGGTACGTATAATGCTAGTACAACTTACCAAGTAGGTGATACTGTTAGTTATGCTTCAACTGCTTATGTAATGCTTCAAGATAGAGTTGTAGGTGTTACTCCAGGATCAGACGCTAGTAGGTGGGATATATTATCACAAGGAGATTCAGCTGCTGTATTAGCAACTAGAGGTGACATAATAGTTCGGGACAGTTCACAAGCAAACAGATTAGCACTTGGAGTTTCAGGCGCTTATTTAAAATCTGATGGAACAGATGTCAGCTGGGATGCTACAACTGCCACAGGTCATTTTGTACCACCAGTAGGAACAACAGCTCAAAGACCAGGATCACCAACAGATGGTGGAATAAGATATAATACATCTTTAACAGGTTTTGAAGGTTATAATGGATCACAATGGATGACTTTAGGTGCAGGTAATCCTTGGTCTACAGAAAATGCTAGTTTTGCCGTAGCTGCTAACGATAGAGTTTTAATAGATACATCTAGTGCCGCTGTAACAGTTACTTTACCAGGTACTCCATTATTAGGAGATACTATTAGATTTCAAGATTTAAATGGAACATTTGCAACAAATAATTTAACTGTTGCTAGAAATGGTAAAGATATTATGAATTTAGCAGAAGATATGACAGTGGATACAAATCACGCTGGATTTGGTGTTGTCTTTACTGGCGATACTAATGGGTGGAAAATAATAGAAGTAGCATAATTATTTAATATAAATATTATAAATAGTATAAAAAGGATAGAACATTAATGAGTAATTTATCAAATATTTTTGGGGGAGGTACAACAACTGATCCACGAAAAGAAGGAATGCCATTATTCGGTTTATGGGGAGAAGAAGGTGGCGGTAATACAGTAAGTTCCTACCGAGTTTTTGACTCTGGTTTTAAAAACGTAGGGTCACCGTGGGCTACAACTTCAACAACTACTACAAATTATAGAGGTGGGATGTTAGCAGACGCTAGTTTCGCTTATACTAAAAATGACCACGGTCAAGATTTTAATGTTGACTTCACTACTCAAACTTACAGTTCTTACAATCATTATTGTAAAAGTATGTACCAAATTGACCAGTACCCACATTGTTTTTACTATTCCGCTTCACGTGATGGAATGGTATCGTGGCAAAGTTTGCACCAAATAACTTCTTCTTTTGAATATACAGTAGGTTGGACAAAATTAAATATGGTTTTACCTGAAGGAATTAGACCTAGACGGATGTTTTGTAATAGACGTTATTCAATGAGGGAAAAAACTGGAAACAATTCTTTAGGGTCCATTGACCATTACGATTACAGTTCTCATATGCTTAATACTGATAATGATTATTGCGTTAGTACTGGATACAACGAAAAAACTAAAACGTTAGTGATGGTCCATTCTGCTAACGAAGGAGATAATTCTGCTAAAACTGTTCATATTTTTAAAGGTTCTAAAGACTTAAATTTAGTTGGAAAAATTAAAGAATTTTTTGATAACTTGGAATCTACTGAATATTTTTTAGATTCTTGGTCTTTAGATAATAACAAAAATTGGTGTACTGTTGTTGGTAATAATGATTGGGTTGGTTTTGGTGGTAAAAATGGTAACACTAAAAAATATTGTGCATTTGATTGCAGTGTTAAAGGAGTAGGACAAAGTTTAACTGGTGCAAGCAGACGATACCTTGATTGGCAAAATTTCGCAGGATCAGTAACTACATCTTATGGGGCAGCTAATGGAAACCAATATTACACAAGATTTAACACAACTTGGGATGGAACTTGGGGAATGATTTTTTCTCCATATTACTATTATGGTGTTGGTATCAATGCATTTTGTATGAGTTTAGAAAACCCACGTAAGTTTATTTCTATAAATCAAACAAAATCAAGTAGAGGTAATCCTTATACGGCTTGGGGTCGTACTGGATTCCACGGTGGTGATGATGATAATACAGATGGTACATCTTGGCAAACATATGGTTTTTCATTTGATCCAACGGATTCTGACCATACAGTAGATACTACAGTCTTTATGGGTAGTACTTCTGGAGAAGCAACTGTGCCAGATAATAATTCCCACGTAGGTGGAACATATACAAACAAAACTGGAAATTGCAGTATAAGTCAATGCTACACACAACTACACGGAGGTTATTATTCAACTTGTTATCCAATGATGTTAGGTATTAACTGGTGGGGTGCATATGGAAGTGCTGACTCAAGTTATGGAGGCAAATAATTAATGGCAATATATTATTTTACAAATTCTGGCGAACCTGCTACACCAATAGAAGAAACTGGTGAAGACCTTATGAAAAAAGGTTTGGCAATTAAAGCTACTGTTCCTGATGGAATTGAGGCTTGGAGATTATCTTATGACACAGCTGCTAAAGCAGTAGTTGTGTACGCTGAAGGTCAAGATGAAGCAGGCGCTATTGCACAAAAAGTAACAGACGGTGCTGCTCAGGCAGTAAAAGATAAAGAAAAACAGGATGCTGATACTGCAGCTTCAGAAGCATAATAATGGAAAAATTAATAGGAGAAAACATTAATGAGTAATTTATCAACAATTTTTGGTGGCGGTACGGTAACTGATCCACGAAAAGAAGGACTACCATTATTTGGACTATTTGGAGCTTCTTCAGATATGAATACCCAAATGCAGTTCCGAGTTTTTGATTCTAATTTTAGATGTACAGGTTCACCTTGGGGTGCCGTTGATGGTACTACAACAAATTATAGATTTGGAATATTAGCGGATGCTTCTCACGCTTATTCTATGAAAGACCACGGTACTGATTTCCATTCTAACCTTACTACTGAAGGTTATAGTTCTTGGACTAATTATCAAAAAAGTATGTACCAAGTTGACCAGTACCCACATTGTTTTCATTACACTGCTTCAAGGGATGGATTTGTTACGTGGCAAAGTTATCACCAATTCACATCTTCATTTGAGTATCAAGTTGGTTGGACAAAATTAAATATGGTTTTACCTGAAGGTTGCAGACCTAGACGAACATTTACTAACAGACGCCATACTATGAGAGAATTTATGGGAAATAGTGATTGTAATTGTGATTTTTATGATTATAGTTCTCACTTAATTGATCCTTCTCCACTTAATTACTCAACTGGTACTGGATACAATGAAAAACAAAAAATGTTAGTGATGATTCACTCTGGAGACGAGAGTGGAAATACTTCAAAATCTATTCATATATTCAGGTCTTCTGTTGATTTAAATACAGGTACAACTAGAATTAAAGATTTCTTTGATAATTTGGAATCTACCGAATATTTTACTGACACTTGGACTAATCAGAATAACAAAGATTGGTGCGTTGTTGTTGGTAATAATGGTTGGGTTGGTTTCGGACTTAAACAAAGTAACAGTAAAAGATATGGAGTATTTGATTGTAATGTTAAAGGCGCAGGAGTAGATATAACTGGTGCAAGCAGACAATGGAGCACTTGGCAAGACTTTGCAGGATCAACAACTACATCTTATGGTGCTTCTTCAGGACACCAATACTACACAAAATTTCAAACAACTTGGGATGGAACTTGGGGAATGATTTATTCTCCATATTACTATTATGGTGTTGGTATCAATGCATTTTGTATGAGTTTAGAAAACCCTAGAAAATTTATTAATATAAATCAAACAAAAAGTGGCAGGGCTAATCCTTATATAGCTTGGGGACGTACTGGATTTCACGGTGGTTGGAGTGATAACTGCGATAGTGAAGTTTGGCAAACATACGCTTTTGCATTTGATCCACAAGATTCTGACCATACTATAGATACTAGAGTTTATAAAGGAAGTACTTCTGGAGAAGGTGCAATGCCAGATAATAATTCTCTAGTAGGTGGAGATTTTACTAACAAAACTGGTGTTTGTAGTTTAGACGCTATGCGTACAGGACTGCACGGAGGCACTCACACAACAAATTATCCAATGCTTATGGGTATTAATTGGTGGGGCTCATATGGTTCTGCTGACCAAAGTTATGGAGGAAAATAATGGCTACATACTATTTCAATAATAAAGGCGAACCTGCTACACCATTTACAGTTTCAGGTGAAGAACTTGTTTCAAAAGGTATGGGAATTAAAGCAATTGCTCCTGATGGAATTGAGGCTTGGAGATTATCTTATAATCTATCTACTAAAGCAGTTGATGTTGCTTATGAAGGTTTGTCTGAAGAAGACGCTATAGCAAAAAGACTTGAAGATGATACTACTGAAGCAGCAGCTACTTTACAAAAAGAAAAAGACGCAAGAACAGCACAAGAAGCAGAATAATGAGTAATTTAACAGATTTTACAAATACATTTTTAGAACAATCCGAATTTTATGGATTTAAAAAATTAGCAAATGGATCACTAGAGCTGACTTATAGTAATGGTGTAGATGATATAAACGCTTCTGTACAATCATCAGCAACTTATATAGACAACTTTGATGATAGTTTTATTGCAAAAAGAGGTTTAGTATTTGCTATTAATAGTGATGGTGAATTAACATTAACATTACAGCCGGCAGCTTAATTATAATATTAACTTGAATAGAAAACTATTATAAATATAACGTAAGGGATAAAAAAGTAAGGGATATAAAAAATTATGGCCACAATAAATTTAGGTAGAATAAAACCAGTATTTAGGGGTGCATATGATGGAGCAACAGCTTATGTGATAGATGATATTGTCACATTTGGTGCTTCTACAGTTGTTGAAACTTTCATTTGTATTTTGGCTTCAACAGGCAACGCTACATCTGATACTACCTATTGGACAAAATTAGCGGCTAAAGGTGGAGATGTTACACAGTTAACAACTCACGGAGATTTAATCATAAGGGATGCTGCTGGAGTTGCAAGATTACCAGCAGGAACTTCTGGTCAAGTATTACAAACACAAGGAACTTCAGGTGACCCACAATGGGTAGATGATGGAGTTGAAATAGCGTCAACACAAGGAGACATTCTTTATAGGGATGGTTCTGGAGTTGTACGTTTAGGAGCAGGTACTTCAGGACAAGTATTAGTAACTGGCGGAGCAGCTGCAAACCCTAGTTGGGGTGCAGGAACTTTCATAGATTGGCAAGTAAAAAGTGCAAGTTTTACTGCTGTAACTGGCGGTGCTTATATGTGTGATACAACAGCAGGTATATTTACTTTAACTTTACCTGATGGTCCATCAAATAATGACCACATTTTAATCAATGACAGTCACGGAAAATTCAATACAAATAATTTAACAATAGCAAGAGCCGCAAATAGGGAGAATATTGCAGGATCGGCTTCAGATTTGATTGCTGATACTGATTATGCTTCTTTCAGACTTACATACAAGTTTGATTCAGCAACATCTACAAATTACGGCTGGATATTAACATAGAATTGATATAGGAGATAAATGAGTAATTTATCAAAAATACTAGGCAGTGGTGGGGCAACTGATCCAAGAAAAGAAGGACTTCCTTTATTCGGTCTTTTTGGCCAAAATGGTGACCAAAATCACCATTTGAATTATAGAGTTTTTGATTCTAATTTCAAACAAGTAAACTCACCTTGGGGTGCAGTTTGTAATTCCACAACAAATTATAGATTTGGGATGATGGGAGACGCTTCTCACGCTTATTCATACAATGACCACGGTACTAATATTGGACACGCAAACCTTACTACTGAAACTTACAGTTCTTGGGGTGCTTGGAATAAAAGTGTTTACCAAGTAGACCAGTATCCACATTGTTTCTATTATACTGCTTCACGGAATGGTGCAATTTCTTGGCATTGTTATCACAATATAACTTCTTCATTTGAGTATCAAGTTGGTTGGACTAAAATTAATCAGGTTCTTCCTGAAGGATGTAGACCTAGACGGATATTTACTAACAGACGACATTCTATGAGAGAAATATCTGGATTGCAAGGCACTGCTAATTTTGACCATTACGATTACAGTTCACACTTAATAGATCCATCAATTAATAATTACGCAACTGGTACTGGATACAACGAAAAAACTAAAACGTTGGTAATGATTCACTCTACTAATGAAAGTAGCAGTACTGCCAAGTCTATTCACATATTTAAGTCTTCTAAAGATTTAAATTCTGTTAAAAGAATTAAAGAATACTTTGATAATTTAGAATCTACAGAATACTTTACTGACACTTGGACTAATCAAAATGTTAAGGATTGGTGTGTTGTTGTTGGTAATAATGATTGGGTTGGTTTTGGCTTAAAACAAAGTAACAGCAAAAGATATTGTGCATTTGATTGCAGTGTTAAAGGTGCAGGAATAGATATAACTGGTGCAAGTAGAAGATACCTTGATTGGAAAGATTATGCAGGATCAACAACTACATCTTATGGTGCTAATTCAGGACATCAATACTATACTAAATTCCAAACAACTTGGGATGGTACTTGGGGAATGATTTATTCTCCTTACTACTACTATGGTTGTGGTATTAATGCATTTTGTATGAGTCTTGAAAACCCTAGAAAATTTATTAACGTAGGTCAAACACATACAGATTACCCTAATCCTTATATAGCTTGGGGACGTACTGGATTTCACGGTGGTTGCAGTCACAATACAGATAGTACAACTTGGCGTACACACGCTTTTTCATTTGATCCAACGGATTCTGACCATACTGTGGACACTAAAGTTTATATGGGTGGATCTTCTGGAGACGGAATTAATCCAGATAATAATTCCCACGTAGGTGGAACATACGCCAATAGAGATGGTCATTGTGGTTTAAGTGAATGCTATACAAATTTAACTGGTGGTTATTATTCAACTTGCTACCCAGGAATGTTTGGGATTAATTGGTGGGGCGCATACGGCGCTGGTGCTGATTCAAGTTATGGAGGTTCAGGAATAAATTCCTAGAAAGAAAATTATGATACATTATTTCAATTCACAAACCGGTCTACCTGTAACGCCAAACGTTGACGCAGGTGAAGCGCTTGTTAAACAAGGTTTGGCAATTAAAAAAGAAGATGTTCCAGCAGATGTTGAAACTTGGAGATTAAAAGTAGATGTTGATACTGGAGCACTTTCTGTATTTGCTGAAGGCAAGCAAGAAGCTGACGCTTTGTTGGATAAAGCAGCAGCGGACATAGCGCAAGCAGAAGCAGATGAAGTGAAAAACCAAGCGGATATGAAAGCTCAAGCGGATGCACAAAAAGCTGCTGGTACTCCGTAAGTATTAAATATACTTTCCATTATATAATGATATGTATGACATTAAAGAATTAACAAAAGACATCTATCAAATCGCTGAAGAACAAGAGTTTATCAAAACTCTTATGTCTACCAAAATCAACCCCAATACTTACGCAATATATCTTTACAATCAGTTACTTTGTTATTCTGAAGTAGAGAAATATGGATTAGAAAATTCATTGTTTAGAACAACAACTGGATTACCTAGAGCTGAGCATATACATTATGATTTTAAAGCTTTATGGACAGGTGATTCAACTCCTATTCCTACACCAAGTACAGTAGATTATATTAAACATATTCAAACTATAAAAGAAGAACCCGAAAAATTGTATGCACATATATATGTAAGACATTTAAGAGATATAAATGAAGGTCAATTGATGATGAAAAATACACCAGGACCTAATCGTTATTATAAATTTAGACACCGTGAGATAAAAGATTATAAAAGGATAGTAAGTGAAACAATAAATAGTTATTTAAATGTCTATCAAATTAATATTCTCAATGAAGCGAAGTTTGCTTATGCAACTATTACACAATTATATAAAGAAATGGATGAGATAGAAAAGGAATAAAAAAGATGATATGGGATCACTTAATAAAGTGTAAAGACGAAATACTATCTATACTGGATAGAGATTGTGAAGAATACAGTGAAGCCGGTATGGAAAAATTTAATAAAGAATCTTGGACTAATCGTACTTGGAAAAATAAAAAAGTTAGACGAGTACATTTTGAGATAGTGGACGCTAGAGATACAAGAGGTCAGTATATGTTACACTTATCTTTATTTCCAAATTTAACAAATAGTGGTCCAATTTATGGATGGGTTGCTATTGCAGGTAAAAATAAAGTTAGATACTTTCACGATTATTCTCCATTACTTGTAAAAGAACATTCGTTATCAAAATATTTTATAGAAGAATCAATTTGGTTTAAACCATCAAAACCGAGAAAGAGAGCAGCTTGGGCAACTGAAATTTTTAGTGAAGGTGTAATTTCAGGTGGAAATATTAAAGATGAAAAAGAAATAAATCAAATTTGTACACTTGCTACATCTAATTTAGAATCATACCTAGATAAAATATCTGATTTTGATGGTGATTCAAAGAAAGAAGATGTTATAAAAGGTCAAAATTTTTATTGTGAGAGCTTCCAAAACCAACAACAAAATCCACACACCCCTAGCGTATTACAGTCCCTTGGATTGCCTGAAGAAGATGTTACGACATTTTGTGCTGATAATCTCTTTCCGAAGATATAATTACTATTATAAATATACCTAAAAGGGACTATAAGGGACAAAAATGGCAGAACCAGCTTCAAGGGAAAATTTAAAACAATACGCTTTAAGAGCATTAGGCAAACCAGTCATTGAGATAAATGTTGATGATGACCAGTTAGAGGACAGAATGGATGAAGCATTGCAATATTTTTCTCAATATCACTTTGACGGTGTTAAAAGAACCTATTTAAAGTACGAATATACTCAAGCAGACCACGATAGAATTTTACAAGATACTCCTGAATCTATATCAAAGACGTATGGTGATTCAACTGTAGTTACTACAAATTGGAAAGAAGGTAATAGCTTTATTGTTATGCCTGAATCTGTTATATCTGTAATTAATATGTTCCCTTTTTCAAATAAAGGTAATTTAAATATGTTTGATGTTAGATATCAATTAAGATTAAATGACCTATACGATTTTTCTTCAACGTCTGTTATTAACTATGATGTTGTATTAAGACATTTAGATTTCCTAGACCATATATTAGTTGGTGAAAAACCATTAAGATTTAACCAATTAGATAATAGACTTTATGTTGATATGGATTGGGACAATGATTTACAAGTAGGTGAATTTATGGTAATAGAATGTTATAGAAAAATGGATCCAAATATTTATACAGATGTCTATAATGACATATTTTTAAAAAGATACGTAACTGCTTTATTCAAAAAACAATGGGGTGCTAATTTAAGTAAATTTGATGGTGTTGCAATGCTCGGTGGAGTTACATTAAATGGAAAAGAAATTTACACACAAGCATTAACAGACCTTGATACTTTAGAAATAAAATTAAGAAGTACTTACGATACAAATGTACCCTTTATGATAGGATAATGCTATGCCAGTTAATCATTACTTTCAAGGTGGTATGGGAATTGGCAACGCTGCCGAAAAAAGACTACACGAAGATATAGTTGTTGAAAGTCTTAAAATGTTCGGCAATGATGTCTATTATTTGCCACGAACAATAGTCAATAAAGATATAATTTTAGGAGAAGACGTAACTAGCAAGTTTGATGATACTTACTTGATAGAAATGTACTTTGAAACTAACCAAGGGTTTGCTGGTGAACAAGAAATTATTAGTAAATTTGGATTAGAAATTAGAGATGACACAACTTTAGTTGTTGCAAAACGAAGTTGGGATAATTTAGTTGGTAATAAAAGTGGTGGTTTAATTAGACCTCTTTTTACAGGTAGACCAAATGAAGGTGATATTATATTTGTGCCTTTGATGAAATCTTTTTTTGAAATTTTATTTGTAGAAGACCAAGAACCATTTTTCCAATTAGGCAATCTGCCAGTTTATAAACTTAAAGTTACTCGTTGGGAATATGCAAGTGAAAAACTTGATACTGGTTTACAAACTATTGACCAACACGAAGATACACATACACTAGACCAGTTGCAACATAAAATGACGTTAGAATATGGAGTTGAAGTTATATATGGTGCAGGTTCGGTACAGTTAGAAGACTACTACAATTATTCTACAGGACAACCAGCGCTTTTATTAAATGAAGATTACGTAGTATCTAATATACAAACACAATCACCTTATGCAGATAATTTAGATTTAAATACAGAAGCGGGTTATGATACTCTTACTGTTTCAGATGATATATTAGATTTTACTGAAAGAAATCCTTTTGGGGAGGTTGACGAATAATGTTTGGTACTCATTTTTATAATCAAGGTTTAAGAAAATTAACTATTGCGTTTGGTCAGATTTTTAATAATATAATTCTTCAGCAAACATCTAGTACAGGTGCAATTACTAAAAGAATACGTGTACCTTTAGCATATGCACCTAAAGAAAAATTTATCCAAAGATTAGACCAACAAGCAGATTTGCAAAAGGGTAGAACCTTTGCAATTACTTTACCTAGATTGGGTTTTGAATTGAAAGGATTAAAATATGACGCTACTAGAAAATTAAATAAACTTCAAAAAACCTGGAGAGTTAAAACAGATGATTCAACAGTACATAATTTTAATTATGCACCTGTACCATATGATATAACTTTTAACCTTTATTCTTTTACTGCAACAGCAGAAAATGGATTACAGATTATTGAACAAATACTACCTTTTTTTCAACCTGATTATACAGTTACAGTTAATGTAATTCCTGAATTAAATATTAAAAGAGATATACCAATAGTTTTAAATGATGTAAGTTATGAAGATACTTATGATGGTGAATTTAATAAGCGAAGAGCTGTTATATATACTTTAGCGTTTACTGCTAAAACTTATTTATATGGACCTATGTCAAAAGGTAAGGTTATCAGACAAACACAAGCAGATTTAGGATCATCTACGGATGCTCCTTTAGCAACTGAAGAAAGAATTATAGTTATACCTAAACCTGAATCGGCGGATGCTGATGATGATTTTGGATTTACAACTACAATATCTTTTTATGAAGGCGGTGTATAATGAGTAAATTAGAAGATAGTGTAAATGAAATATTAGGTTTAGATAGTAAAAAAATTGAACCTGAAAAATTTGAAGTACCAGTACCAAGAGATACTGGAAAAAATGTTACTGTAGAAAAATTTTTAGATAAAGATTCTGATTATAGTAGAGAAAATTATTATAATTTAATAGAAAAAGGACAAGAAGCAATACAAGGAATATTAGATATTGCAAAAGAAGGACAACACCCTAGAGCATATGAAGTTGTTGGTCAGTTAATTGGACAAGTTGGCGATACAGTAGATAAACTACAAGACTTACAAAAGAAATTAAAAGATTTAAAAGAATTGCCTGGAAGAACAAATGCAAATATTAAAAACGCTTTGTTCGTAGGTTCAACTGCTGAATTACAAAAAATGTTAAATAAAAAACGTGAAAATGAAACTGTTAAAGATGAACCAAATAAAAAAATTTAATGAATTAAAAGAACATATATTACCACTTAATAGTTTTATCGCAGGTTGGTATATTGATCCTAAAATTTGTGATGACCTTATAACCTTATTTAAATCAAAAAAAGAACATCAAAGGCCAGGAGTTATAGGTGGACCTTTCAGTGTTAAGAAGCACCAAAAAGATTCTATAGACCTAGGTCTTCATCAAAATTTTACAGATGAAGTTTTTGTAAAATATACAAAACAATTGAAAGAAATTATTGGACTATATCAAAAGAAATATCCTGAAGTTCAACAGCTTAATAAATTTGGAATGATTGAAGGAGCAAATATACAACACTATCCACCAGGAGCAGGTTATTTTGCTGAGCATTTTGAAAGAATGGGTATAATGGAAAATCGTTGTCTTGTTTGGATGACTTATTTAAATGATGTTCCTGAAGCTGGTACACATTTTAAATATCAGAATTTAACAACTCCTGCTAAAAAAGGATTAACACTTATTTGGCCACCAGATTTTACTCATACGCATAGTGGCCAAACTACCAAGCTCCACGAAAAATATATTATAACTGGTTGGATGGGATATATTGTTAATAAATATATACCAGGAGAGGTAAAACAATGAGTGTAACAGACGCATATTTAGGAAATCCAAATTTAAAGAAAGTAAATACGGAAGTTGGATTTACTAAAGAAGAAATTGAAGAATTTGATAGATGTGCTAAAGACCCAATTTATTTTATGGAGAAACATATGAAGATTGTATCCCTTGATGAAGGTCTTATAGATTTTAAATTATATGAATTCCAAAAAAAGATAGTAAGAACAATCCATAATAGCCGTTTTACAATTGCAAAACTACCTAGACAATCAGGTAAATCTACTACAACAATTGCATACCTTTTACACTATGCAATATTTAATCCGAATTCAAACATAGCAATTCTTGCTAATAAATCTTCAACTGCTAGAGATATATTAGGAAGACTACAACTAGCCTATGAAAATTTACCAAGGTATATACAACAAGGTGTTATAAATTGGAACAAAGGTAGTATTGAATTAGAAAATAAATCTCAAATTATTGCGGCCGCTACATCTTCAAGTGCAATAAGAGGAGGTACATATAATATAATATTTCTTGATGAGTTTGCTTTCGTACCTGCTAATATAGCTGAAATGTTTTTTAGTTCCGTTTATCCTACTATATCTGCTGGTACACAAACAAAGATGATTATTGTATCTACACCTTATGGTATGAATCAATTTTACAAATTGTGGGTAGA